GTGTGTAACGATATTAAAGATTTGCATGAATACTTCTGGGATGGATATGAAGGCAAAGGTGAGCCGTATGGTCTTATCAACTTGCGTCTTTCTCGAAAGATCGGCAGGCTGGGCGATACTAATTATCCTGATCCAGATGTGCAGGGTTATAATCCTTGTGCTGAGCAGTCTTTGGCTCCTTATGAAACCTGTTGTTTAGCTGAAGTATATTTATCTAACGTAACCTCTAAGGAAGAGTTCATTGACATTTGCAAACTTTTGTATCGCATTAATAAGCATAGCCTTAGCTTGCCTTGCCATCTACAAGAAACCGCAGATATTGTTCATAAGAATATGCGTATGGGCATTGGCGTTACTGGGGTGCTACAGGCTTCTGACGAGCAACGTTCTTGGTTAAAAGAAGCCTACGAAGAGTTACGTAAGTTTGATAAAGAGTACTCTGCTAAGCATGGCTTCCCTGAGTCTATTAAGCTGACTACAGTTAAACCTTCAGGCACTTTGTCTTTGTTACCAGGTGTGACTTCTGGTTGCCATCCTGCTTACAGTCACTATATGATTAGACGTATTCGTATCGCTGCAGATCACAGCTTAGTGCAAGTCTGTCGTGAGCATGGATACCCTGTAGAGTTTCAGCGTAACTTTGACGGCACTGATGACCACAGCACAATGGTAGTTTCATTCCCATTTGCTTACCCTGAAGGTACAAAGATTGCTGCTGAGATGACCGCTATTGACCAACTAGAAGTAGTGAAGTGGCTGCAAGAGAACTGGTCAGACAATAGCGTTAGTTGTACTGTGTATTACCGTAAGGAAGAGTTGCCAGAGATTAAGAAGTACTTGGCAAAGAATTACAAGAACAATCATAAGTCACTTTCGTTCTTGCTTCATAATGAGCATGGTTTCCAACAGGCTCCATTAGAAGAGATTACTAAAGAAGCTTTTGATGCACTAGTTGCTAGTACAAGATTGATTACCAAAGTGGAAGATGCTTCCTTTGAAGGTGAACTTGAATGTGCTGGTGGTGCTTGTCCAGTTAAATAAGTTTACGAGGGAAAGCGTCCACTGAGGCTTCTTAGTGGTAATCGACTTGCAAGTACGTGAGTACCTCACCTAATTAGGAGAAAGCTATGATTCAAAAAGAAGATTTTATGTTAGGTATGAAACGCTTGAATGAAGTACTAAATATGGCTGATGAAGTCCAGCCGTTGATTATGAAGCGTTGTATGGAAGCAGCTACAGACTTTGAGTCTATGGACCCAGTTCAGTTTGTAGTGTTGTGGAAAGACATAGCGAAGATGCTACGTCCTATTAATGACAAGATGTTGGAACTACAGACTGTCTCTATGTTTAGAGAATTACAGCCTGAAGGCAATCCAGAATAGTTTTCTCGGTAGTTGTACTTTATGGCCCTCTTCGGAGGGTCTTTTTTATGGGTGAGGGGTTACAAGCTCGCCTGCCAATTCGTTTATGCCCTAGTTAGAAAGACGGAAAATAACTAGATTCTTGATACCCTCGTGCCGTCTTGACTTACTTGCAGCCCCAGCGTTTACGTGCAGCCTTACCACGCTCACCTGTCCAGCCTGAAGACCGAGCACAGAATGATTTATGACGTGGATTAGATGTATCTTTTGTAGGAGCTTTGAGATTAGAACCAGTGGTACGATTAGCTTTAGCACGACCTTTAGCAGTCAAGCCAGCACCTTTAGAAGCTGGTAGTTTCTCTCCACGTCCTACGGATAGATTAACTTTCTTCTTAGTAGCCATTGTTTTCCTTATGCGTAAGGTCTAGTGCCTGTTTTGTCTATGATAAGAGCTTGTTTACGAGGCTTATCACCAGCAACATTAGTAATAGATACATGAGTCCAGCGATCAAACTCACGAATAACTTGATCATAGGGTAATTCAGAAGATATAATAGTTCGAACAACTTCATCAGGTGTCATCTCAGGTACTCGAATGTCTGCAGCACAGCCAATACGATGTTGACTAGTGTCTTTAGAGCCTACTGCATCGTTCACTTGTTTAGAACGGAATGCACTGTTTACTATAATAGGTTTGTTTTTTAATAAAATTTTAACATCTTCTAAAAAACCAGCTAGACGAATTAAATTAGCTACTTCAGAAGTATTAGGTGTGTTGTCAAACTCACGATGATCTGTATGAGTAAGTTCTTCTAAAGTAAAATGTACACTTAATGGTGTCATTCTTTTACCTTTGATTTCATGTCAATAATCTTTTCAAGAGTTCTACCACCAAAATAAAAAGACATAATTAACATACCCCATTGACCTAATAGTTCTACATACTTAGTATTGGTGTCTATGTTAAAAGCAGACATCATAGCAAAGATAAAGTATCCTGCTAAAATAGCAATTAAAGTCATTGGTCTAATGTTCTTAGATAGCCAAGAGTCACTAGCCATATCTGCTTCTTGGCGTTTAGTAAGTTCTTGCTGTTCTACTACATCAGCTTGAATGTCGGCAAGTTTACCTTCTTGAGCAAGCTTAGCAAGATCTAACTGGGCTTGTGCTTTCTGTGCTGGGTCAGGAATTAGCTTATCAACAAGCTTCATCCCTACAGCTACGATGTCGTCAATGCCAAACATTATTTCTTAACTTTCTTTTTAGCTTTAGATTTACCAGCTTTAGATAACGCAATAGCGATAGACTGCTTCTGAGGCTTGCCATGTTTCATCTCAGTACGGATGTTGGAAGATACAGTCTTTTGTGAAGAGCCTTTTTTGAGTGGCATGATATTCCTTAAATGTTGTAGTAAGGGAGTTTATAATTAGTACCGTTAATGTTAACAATAACAAAACCTGCAGGATTAGCAGGAAGGGTACGTGTACCTGCAGTGGCTGTAGTAGCTGTTGAGTTGGTCAGAGAAACTGTACCAGATACTGTAGAACCACTAATAGGAGAATTAGTAATAACTACTCCGTTAATAGTTCCACCAGTAATGGCTACGTTGTTGCTATTCTCTACAGCCATAGAGCCTAAGCCTAAGTTAGCTCTAGCTCCTGTAGCTGTGGAAGCACCTGTACCACCTTGCAGAATAGACCAGACTGTACCGCCTGTTTGAGCTTGTTGGATGTAACTACCTAAGTTACGAAACCATTCTCTCCAACGAGGATTCTCTTTAATCTCATCTTGAGGTATCGGAGGTAGTGCATTAGGATTAGTCGTCGCCACATTCAACTCCTTGTGCGTAGCCACACTCTTGCAGATCTCCTAAGCATCTTTGTACTTTTTCTCCAATATCAGTACGGTAAGCAATAGAGTTAGGAATCTCAATCTTTTTCTTAATAGTGTTATAAACTTTATCACGAGCATCTTCAATAGTATCTCCTAGTCCTACTACGGTACATACATAGTCGCCAGCAGTAACGAACATAGGTTCATTCATCTTGAGTTCACCATCAATCATAGCAGGGCCTTTACCCCACTGTACTTCACACAGGTGGACATCAGTAACAGCATCTTCCATGTCTAAACCCCAGATAGGATAACCAGAGTTTTCCTTCTTGGTGATTAAACTGTATGGATAATCAGGAATAGTAATCACTACGCCTGCAGCAATCTTGTTAGATACCTTCAGAGTGTCTTCACCGTTGATAAGGTCAAGCATCCACTGTGCAGGGTCTCCCTTGTGTAAAGACAACTGAATGTTAAACAAAGGCCAGCCTGGACGCATGGTAAACTCTAAAGGCCAAGCTTGCCCAGAATTATCAATAATACAATTAACATCAATATAGCCAGTGTACCCCAGTCCATGTAACATGTCCTCCAAAGGTTTTAACATCTCATCAGCAAGCTTAGACTCTTGTGTGTAACGAACAATAGTTCCTTGCTCACCAGTAGTAACTCCTAGTTCACCATCCATTAACTTCTTGTGTTCCCAAGACTCACAGAAGTGTTTGGAGAAACCTGCAGGACCAAACCAGCCACCTACACCGAACTCTATACCTGGACGGAACTCTTGAAGAATAAACTTACCCTTATGGGCTTTCTTTTTCTTCCAACGATTAAGCATGTATACCATGTCAGCAGCAGACTTAGCAACGTAAGATAAAGTCTTATCTCCGTCACCAATAGGCTTAGATACGAACCTACGTGGGTTCTCCATTACATACTTAATAGCCTCATCATAGTTCTCAAAAGTACGGCTAGGAATAGTTTTAATTCCTGCCTTCTTAAGAATCATTTCTCCATGGTCACGTTCTTGTTCCCAACGGTTAGTATCAATGGATGGTCCAAAGATAGGATAACCTTTATCACGATAACGCTCTAGTGCATGGATGTAGAATAGATTGTCTGTGCAGAAGATGAGGTCTGCCCAGTTCATGTGATCTTCCCAAGAACTTACACGTTTAATAAGACCACCATCACCTGCTTCGGAACGTGAGCCGTCCTTGTTATGACGAATGAACATTTTGACTTCATGTCCATAGTCTTGGCTACGTAGTGCAAAGGATAGGCCACAACCGCAACCTGATTGATCAATGATTAATATTTTCATTCTGGTCTAGTTTTCTTTGCTCGTTCTTGTTCTTCTTTGATATACTTAATACGTTTTTCCATTTCAGCTTTTTTACGTTCTACACGTTGTTTAGCTTTTTGTTCAGGAGTTCCGCCATAGACAGGGAATCCTAAAGTACCTGCAACAGCACGTTTGATTCCTTCACCTTCAGGAGCACCTGCAACTGATTGAATTTGGAAAGGCAATGCTTTCTGACCAGCAGCTTTTAAGCGACCAGACATGCTAGGATCTAGTAACTCAGGAGCACCTGGTTGTAAATACTCTTTACCAAAAATCAAAGGAGCTGTAATCTGAGGTAAAAAGCCAAGCTTGTTAGTCAAAGTTTTAGCAGGATCTTTAAGCCAATGAACAGGTTCCATTGAGTGCTTAGCTAACTGCATAGAAGTTCCGTCTCTAAACTCTAATCGTGTAGGATCTTTGTTGTCCCAAATATCACGACCAGCAGTCATGTTGTTTAAGCCATTCAAGATTGTACCATAAACAAGAGCTGCTCTTAACTGATACATACGAGCCAAGTCAGCTTCTGTCCGAGGTTTAACAAGACCTTTAATTCCTGTACCTTTACCAAATGAAGTACTTAACGCACGTAAAGTAGATACAGTCCAGTCAGGAGCAAACAATACTAATTGCAATGCTCTGCGGTTTTGATTGTTAAAAGCCCACATAGCAAGCTCTTTACCAATCTTGGTATTAGCACGTTGTGCAACATCAAACCAATTTAAACCACCAAAGCTATTGTTTACAAAGCTAGATACTTCTTTAGCTAACTCAGCAGGGTTAGCTTCTGGATAGTTACGCTTCATCTTTTCAAGTTCACGCATAGCTACTTGAAGTTTAAAGCCAGTGTGCATAAAGTCCCAAGTAACTTTATCAGCAAGACCTAGTGTATACTTCTCAACACCTGCTCCAATTTTTTCTAAGTTTTTTCCTTTAATAGGACCTACTTTTTCCATTAAAGAATCACCAGCTCTACCAATATCAGAAAGGATTCCTCTGCTAACGTCTTCAGGCATCTCTACCTTTAAACCGTTCTTAATAAGGAAATCTACTTCGTCACCTACTCCGCCTTTTTTAAACATATCAATAGCATCACGAGTTCCTTTAAAACCAGTGAGAATGTCTTGTGCAAAAGGAACAAAGCCAGTAAATAGTTTAGCTTCTAACAAAGACTTAGCATGGAACAAGCTACCCATAACTTGTAGACGCTTAGTAATTTGGCTAATAGCATTTAAGCCTTTCATTACTTTGCTAGGGTCTGAGTTTTCAAATATAAATTTTAATGCAGGAGCAACTTCAGGATGTACAGCATAGCCTTGCATTTGAGGAGCATTGATTGTTGTCCAGCCACGTGGAATAGGTTCCTTCTCTGTAATGCGTTGCATCAGAGGATAACCTTCAACATCAGTCAAAGACTTTAAGTTATTAATAAGTTCTTTGTTCTCAATAGCTCTTTCCATTGAACGAGCATATTGCTGATAAATCTCAGCAGCATCTTTGGTTCTAAGTTCTAATCCAGAATCTACAAGAGCCTTGTTTAAATCTTCAAAGGTTTCATACTTACGCTCTTTGCCAAAGCGAGACTTACCAGACATACCTTCACGACCAGCAGCACCTGTTTCAATAAAAGCAGTTACTGCGTCTTGAACATTTTTAATGCCAGACTTTTCCCAATCTACAATGTGAGTAATATAATTATCACGAAGTTCTTTTACAATTCCTAGCTTTTGAGCACGTTCACCAATGTCCCTAAACTTTTGTTTAAGGAAGTTAGCTGTTTCAAGTTCTTTAGCAGTTAATACTTTAAGGTTTCCTGTATCAATAGCTTCAGCAATACGCTCTCTAGCTACAGGATCAGGAACATCTTTTACAACTTTAACGGTATCGTTATGGATAAAACGTTCTTTAGCTTGCATGTTGCTAAGCCGTTGACGTACAGACTCTTCAGCCTGTTGTGCGTAAGAGCCTTCACGCTTCATCTGTTCTATTTCAGAAAGACTCTTATCAACAATAGTCTTATCAGCAGGAGGAGCAGTCTCGTCCAGCATAGAAAGCTTATCTTCTTTAGCAGTAGCTAATACAGACTCTCTGGTTTGTCCAGGATAAATCTCGTAGAAAGCACGTTCAGTCTTAGTCGCTGGCTCAGCAGGAGGAACTTCTCCTGGACGCTTCTCACCAGCTTCCATACGTTCAAAGTCTTTAATCTTTCTGATCTCGTCAGCAGACAATAACTCATTACGGCTACGTTTAGCGTAAAGACCAGCAACGTCAGCCCATTGAGTAGCGTAACGGTCAGCTTTAGGTGTTTCAGGAGTAACAGGAGGTTCTACAGGAACTTTAGCTTCTTCAGTAACAATAGCAGGTTCAGCTTCAGTAAAAGCTTTCTTCTGTTCAATGCGTTGCTTCATAGCCTCGACAAGACGAGGGTCTTTAGCCATCTGAGAGTCAAGAGTTTTTAGACGTGCAGCATCTGTCTTAGTAAGAGGCTTGTCTGTACCAGCATACTTAGCTTGGATAGATTCAATCTCGTCACGGATAGCATCAGCTTTGCCTGTAACAAGATTCTTCTCTTCAGGAGTTCTAAAGAGGGTCTCTGCTGGGCCTTTAGGCTGCAGAGGCATAGGAGGAGCAGCCTGTACAGTTACTTCTCCTTGAGGACGACGCATAGCCCTGCCAGTGCCTTCTAAAGCATTATGCAAGGCTTCAAAAGCTACGGCAGTATATACAGACTCAGAAGCAGCCTTCATTAAGTCTTCTGGATTAACGTCACGTCCTTCAAGCTTTGCTTTAGCACCTTCAGCACCTGCAGCAAGCACACCGAACTGGGTTGCAGTGTTGGCTGTGTTGACAGCAACTCTTCCTACTTTAGCAGCCGTACCAGCTTCTTCCGTAAGCTTACCAATACGGCCTACAGCACCAGTAGCTAACATCTCAGGGTCATAGACAAGGCCTTTGATTAAGTCAGCAGTAAAGGCTCCTGGGTTCTCACGAGCTTTATTAACAATCGCTTTACCAGTCTCGATAGGATTAGCAACACCTTGTTTAAGAGCATTGAAAGTCTCAGAGGCACTGCGAGCAACTTGTTTTTGTTCAGCAGGAGTTACTGGTTCTAGACCAGGCATGATTCCGCCTAGAGCAGACCTTGCAGTGTACTCTAGAATAGGGGCTATCATAGAGTTCTTTTTCCAGTCCTCAAAGGACATCTCTCCTAAGCCTTTTTTAAGTTCAGAGAAGAAACCTTTGTCTTCTTTAGCAGCTTTAGCAGACGTAGGGTCAAACGCCTTAGCTGAGGAAGGGTCAAAGCCAGTCTCACCAGTCGCAACTGGTTTAGCACCTACTGGATTAAACTCCGAAGCTGTTGACGGATCAAATGCCATAATACTCCTAAATTATTTTACAGGAATCCATCTACCTTTAGAATACTTGGCTTTGTTGCCGTTATCATCTTCGTAGATCTGACCTTCAACAAATTCTGATTTCTTAGTAGGTTCTTTACCGCCCTCACGACGTTGTTTAGATGCTTGACGTTTAGCTTCATATTCTTTTCTAATATTAGCTTTAGCAGCTTCTTTATCAGTAACGTAAGGATTAGTTTCTGCTCTGGCTAAAGCAGCAGCTTCTCCTTTATCTAAATCAGCAAGTTCTTTATTAAAAGCCTTATCAGGAGCACCTGATACTTTAGCTGCATTAGCTTTAGTTTTACGAAGATTATCATCATCTTTAACACGAATAAGTTCTTCTTTATATTCAGCATCAATAGCTAAACGTTCAGCAGCAAGGCGTTGAGTAACAGTCTTAGTTAAATTACCAAGAATTTCTTTTTTCTTTTCAAAAGGCTGACTAGATCTAATAATAGATTGAATCTGCATCTGAGCAGACTCGTCTTTAATAGGAGCAAAAGCATTCTTTAACTCTTCTTCATTAGTAGCAGCACTTAAAAACTGATCTGCATAATTAAGACGAGATTGCTTAACTTTAATATCGTTAAGTTGCTCTTTTTGTACATTCTCTGTAAGCATTCCTGCTTGTTTATTAAAAGAATAAGCTAAAGAATTTAAACCACGCTGACCAGCCAATACAGCAGCAGTATTTAAAATATTCTTTTGCTCCATAGGATTTTGAGCAATAGCTTCAGGAGTAGTTCCTGCATAGGCTTTACTAAGAATATCTTTAGAAGCAACGTCCTCAGTAATCTTAGCCATACCTTCATAGCCAGCTACTGCCGATTCTATTGCTGTAGGTCCGTAACCTGTAGGCATAGTTACCTCTTAACCGTAGAAATTAGATAAATCTGCTGGAGCACTTCCAGTATAATTACCGCTACCTGCTTGACCATAAGAAGTATCTGACCAGCCTGCACCAAAGTTAGAAGGCATACTGTAACTTACGTCTTGGCCACCACCTGAAAAGGATTTATACAAGTTACCGAAAGCACCGCCTAGACCAGCAAGTTGATTACCAGTAGCTGTATTAATACCATAACGAGAAGCAGCAATGTTTTGAGCAGCTAATGCGGCTTGTGACTGTGCTTGACCTGCTGCTGCAGGGCTTTGTGTAGCACCAGAAAACTGTGCCAAGTTAGCAAGCATAGAGTTGTAGTAATTACTGAAAGTAGACTGACCTAAGTTCTGAAGAGCAGCTTGTTCAGCACCAGACTGAAGCTGACCAGTAGCAGCCATACCACGGCTAGTAGTTTGCTGGCCTTGTTGCAACTGTTGTTGATAACCAGGCTGAGCCATCGCTAACGAAGGGTCTTTCATTAAATCTTGTAGTTGTGTAGCTGCTGCTCCACGATAAGGACCATAAGGGTCGTATTGTTGTGCAGAGCCTGCTTGATAGCCTCCTCCACCACCACCACCTCCAAAGGCTCCCATTGAGTTTGCTACACCTATTACGGCTGCACCTGCTGATATCCAACCTGCTGGCATGATTAATCCTTTTTAATTAATACTTCATCAATCTTATTAATATCTGTTTCATCTGTTGCGTGAATACAGAACCAAACGGTATCCTCTAATGCTTCAATAGCATGGTGAATACCTTCTTTAATTTCGAGACAAGCAGGTGCTATATATTCAGTAACACTGTCGTCTGTACGTACTATTACCTTACCTTTAGCAAGAATACTTAAATGACTAAACTCATGAGCATGTTGTCCAATTACATAACCTTGTGGTACAAACATCTGTTTAGCATATAAGCCGTCAGAGAAATTATGGACAATACCCAGATCAATATCAAAAGTACCTTCCATCTTTTTATGAAGTTCGCTAATCACTTTCATGCTGCGTCCTTCACTTTATCTGATTTAATCGTTACAATCAGAAGAATCATATCTTCTGTAGAATTATTTACTACATTATGTGGAACACTATTATTAAACCAATATACTTCACCAAGTTGAGGAATTATGCTTCCATCTTCAAAGTTAAAAGAAGTACCTGAGTAAGTTTGAACTGGGATAAAGTATTTCTCATAATAACCAGCACTCCAACTACCATCAGTGTGTGTATAAATTTGCTTACCTGGTGGTACTTTAACAAGAAGAATAGTACCTAGTTCTTCTCCTTCAACTAAAGCCATTAAGTTAAATACTAAAGGTCTTAGTTGAGGAAGTTGGTAATAAGCAGGATACCAAACAGGACGATGTTCTTTGTTAGCAGGATGGTCTGAATTTAGTTGACCACCATATTCTGTAACATTCTGAATAGCGTTATAACGTATCCAGATATCCTTGCTTTCTCTGTGAGGACTGTTTCCTTCACATCTTTGATTATACTTACCAAATAAACCAGGCTGTCTTCTTAAAGCTAACTGCAAAGGCATTACAGGAAAATCTGCAGCTATCTTATTAAAGTACTCACTCATTTACTATCTCCGATATTGTGTTGGGGCAGCTCCGCCCTCGTTCTCCAATTCTCCAATATCGAAATCAATTTCAGCAGAATCTAATCTTAATGGTGCATTATCTGTACACAAAAACTCCCAAGATCTACGTCGTGCTGCACCATTCTGGTACGTCTGTGGACGAATTAGGTTTAAGTCCACTGGACGGTAAGGTGAATATGATTGATAATCATTATCGCTGTGTCTGATTTGCATCGTAGCAGCTACTTTATCACCTACAATCTCAACACGATTGTAAAACTTCCTCTTGGTAGTTCCATTATCAATTACATCTGTTACAGCACGATAGTATATTGGAGCACCTGCATCATTATAATAGTGGTCTAAAATGGTATATAATTTACCATTGTCGTCATCTAATAAATAATACGTTGAGCCGTAGCCAGCGTAGTAACTAGGACGGAAGTACTGTTCACCGTAGATACCAGGTACACCTGAACCTACAGTACCAACAGCCCACATAGTCCATTGATACCACATCTTTTCACCGACATCATATACTATTGTAACATTAACATCGTGTAAAGTCAAGACATAAAACACATGACCATTAATCTTAAAGCCATAAGAAGTAATATCTTGTAAAGTACTATTTTGTAAAATACGGTCAATATAAACAGTAGACAGTTTAATAGGGGCTGTGCCGTCTACGCCAAACACAGAAGGTCCTACAGTCTTAGATGTACCTACCCAGAATACTGACTGTTCAAAACTAGCAATAGAATCTCCGTTAGCACAGCCTATTTCAAGACGATAGGACGGTGCAGAGGCTAGAGGTGAAGCAATAGCATTACCTGCATCATAAAAGAACTCTGTGGACCATTGTCCGAAGTCTAGGATGTAGTTTAAGTGCTTAGCAATACCTACTGAATTATCAGGTTCAGCTTCGGCTGTGATATAGTCTAAAGGACTCCAGATTGTAGGATCTCCTACGTTACTGGTATAGATACGACCACCAGGAGTGCCTACAGCAATATAAGAGTCTAAAAAAACTGCACCAGGAACTAATCCGCCTGTAGGGAAAAAGTTCAATAAAACGTTACCTGAAAATCCTGAACCTGTGCTAGTATTAATAGTAATGCTAGGAGCAGTTACATAGCCTGAGCCAGGATTAGTAATTGTAATATCTGTAATGACTCCACCAGTAAGCTGCACTGTACCTGTAGCAGTTACACCAGAAGGAGGAGCACTAAAAGTTACTGTATCACCAGAAGCATAATTAGTACCTCCAGTAATAATAGTGACCGTTGCTACTTTATCGTTAGTTATTTGGCTAAAAGCACCAGTACTGCCATTAACTAAATAACCATTTACTTGGTCTTGAATAAACAAGTAACCATCATTTAATGTTTGAGTAAAATAACAGGTCTTACCTGAACCAGACAAGCTACCTACTACAGTAGAAGCATAAGTAGTAGGATTTATTTTATAAAGAACATCAGATACCACAACATATAAATTATTTTTAAACCATACCATACCTTGACCTTTAGCAGCAGGCAAGGCAGGAGTAACAGCATGTTGTACTAATCCAGGTCTTTTAACAAACTCTCTAATTCCGTTTCTGGTCTCAAAATAACCATTAACGCATCGAGAGTCTGTATTTAAAAGACCATCACGAGTCTCAATAGGTTGAGATAAAGGAATCCGTTGAATCGGCATATTAGTTAGCTTGTCCGAATACTACGTTAGCCATGCGAAGGTCTGCTTGGAAGAATGTAGAA